CTACCCAGACGATTGGCGGCACTGCCGCCCATGTTGTCCACGCCGGCAATTACGCGACCGCGCAAGTCAGGAAGAGTGAACGTGGACGTTGTCGAGCCGTAGGGATAGCTGCTGGCCGAGAACACGGCGTCCAGCGCGGGATAATCGAGCTTGTTCACCGCTTGCCCGGCGCACAGGAGATAGCCCGCAGGAGCGACGGGAAGGGCGTAGGCGACGACAGTACCCGGCGGCAAAGACACGGCAGTCGTCTGCGTGGTGCCGTCAGGATAGACAAAACCGCCGCTTGTCGATTTGACGGTTCCAGCCACGGTCAGCTTGTCTGATCCGACAGTTGTCGTTCCAATGCCAACCTGAGCGCCGGCAGAAGACAGGTACAGAGTGTTGCTGCCAATGTTCAGCGTGTTGGGGATTGACGCGGAGTTGGCATTGATCGTGATGGTGTCGCCACTGGCGTCGCCCAGCACCGTGTTGCCGCTGTTATTCAACCCGGTGACGGTCAGCGTTGTGCCGTCGAAGGTCATGTTGGCGCTGCCGGCCAGAATGCCGCTGCTGTTGTACTGGACCTGAGAGGTCGAACCCGCAGCTGCCGGCGGCGCGTTGATCGAGGCAACCATGCCGGTCGCGGTGCCATCGCAGGACACCAAGCCATTGATGCCTGCGCCGATCGAGACGTAGGAACCGCCGGCCGCAGACTGGATGCGGATGGAATATCCGCCGCTGGTGCCGTTGCGGACAACCCACTGTCCGCCAATGCCAGCCGGGACCGTATAGGTGACGACGCCGCCGGGAGTTCCCGTCACCGAGATGGTAAGAGGGACGCACTGGCTGCTGGTCAGGACAACCGTTGTGCCGCCGAGCCCGGTAGCGTTCAGCAGGGTGCTGCCGCCCAGCGCGAGGTCGATGTAGCCGAAGTTGTCGTTCAGCGGCCCCGTGCCCCAAGTGTTGACGTTGGAGTTGTAAGTCGGCTGGTTGAGCCCCTTGTTCGCGGTAGCCATTAGGTTACCCCTTCAATCAAGTTGTTGCGTTTTTGCCTGTTGGCACTTTGCGTCAAAACTTGAAGGTTCCACGGCACATGAAGACCGCACACTCGTGGGTGCTTCAGTGGCACAATGTGATCGACTTCATGTGGAGTGCCTGTTTGCACGGTGCGAGCCTCCGCTATGTCATACATTTCTTGTATCTGCGCGCGGTGTATAACTGTAAGCCATGCTGGCGCGGCCAATTTCAATGCCGCTGCGCGCAGCCTGTAATAATTGATTAGCGCGCCACGATTTTTAGCGTAGTAGGCTCGCGCGTAAGCGGCGTACTGCGCGCTTTTTTTCTTGCGGTTTTCTGCCTTCCTGCGTTTTACCTTGGCGGCATTTTTCGAAGCATAGCGTTTAGCCGCCGCTCTGCCGTTTTCAAGGTTTCTTTTTCGCCATTCATTCGCCGCCGCGCGTTCGCAGGACAAACATACCCATCGATGTCCTTTAATCGTGCCGTAAGGCCTGAAAGCAACCATAGATTGGTTGATAGAACAGCGGCGACAAACGCGAGTGTCCATAATGCCCATTATATAGCACTATTCGCAATGGCGAGCGCCTTGGTGATTGCCTCGTCAGGCTGATCAAGCAGCGGCTCAGTCGTTGAGTTGTGACCCTTCTTGGCTTTTTCTGCGGCAGAGATCAGGGCGTCGGCTTTCTTGCCATAGTCGATCGACCTGACAGCGCCGCCTCGCTTGAAGCCGGGCATCAACTGCCCCGCCTTGCCAATCAGCGTCGGAAGGTAATTGGGGCCCGTGCTGGTTACGGGTGCGTCGGGATTAGTCCAACGCTCGTTGGCCTTATCCTGATCCAGAACAATCGCCGCCGTCGATCGATGCATTGCCCAATAGGGATCAAGGGCAAGCATGTTTTCCATCGTTGGCTTCGATAGAAGAAGCTTTGCCTTCTGCGGATCCAAAAGAGCGTCACGCACAAGTTGATCAACGACAGCTTGCCGCTGTGCCAGCGAGTGATTGCGGAAACGCTGGAACATCCAAGCCGCAGGGCCTGCGGCCGCGCCAATCATGGGGAACGCCATGTGGCCGACCGCACCCGATACAAACATGGAAAGCACAGTCGGGTCTTCCGCCACCCTGCGCTGCACCTGAGCCCGCGTGTTGTACCCGGTGTTGCTGCCGACAGGCGTCTTGCCGACTTCGGCCACCATCTGGGCACGCGCAAGCTCATTTGCGATCTGGCGCATGTTGTTGTACTGGGGGCCATACAGGCCCCTCAGGTTGGCTTCGTTCTGGTTCAGGAAGGAACGAAGACGCGCGCCGCTGATGTTGCCGAGATCAGCATCATGGAACGCGCTCTCGATGAAGTTGACGCCAGCGCGACGCATGCCCTGTTCAGCCTGAGCCCGCGCCGTGGGATCGGGGATGCGATTGAGGATCTCGTTCCACTGCGCCGGCCCAGCCTGTCGATCGCGCAGCATCTGGCCGACCTTGGCCGAGATCTGGCTGGGATCCGAAGCATTCAGGATCGTGCCGGCGATGCCGGTTTGCAGGTTGTTCACCGCATCCCGCGCCGTGGCGACATCGTTGAAACGCGACATGAAGCCGGGACGCTCGCGCTCCAGCACCTGAAGCGCGGGGCCGTACTTGGCCTGCCACGTTGCCAGCATCTGCGGCGTGATATCCTTGGAACCAAGCGAAGCCGTGGCGATCGTCTCGATGCCGTCCAGCACAGCGTCACGCGCCGCAGGATCGCGCGCCGTGGTGTTCAGCCAAGCCTCAAGCGAGTGACCACCCGAAGGACCGGACGGGAAGATCGCGTTGACGGCAGACTTGTCGGACATGACATAGTTGCCGTAGTTCTTCTGGCGCATTGCGCCGCCGACGTACTGGTTCTCAAAAAGATCCTTGCCGGCGATGTAGTGATCCTTGGCCGTCCTGAGGGCCTGCGCCGGGTTGACGTTGCCAGAGAAGCCAGTGGCGCTTCCCATGTCGAGGTTGATGGCGTCCTTCAATCCACCAAGTTGCCCGGCAGCGCGGCCACCTTCCGGCCTCATGGCGGCAGCGCGGCGGTAACGCTCCATCGTCTTGTCTAGCTCGACGGCATCGAGGAACGGGATCTGATCGGGCAACCTGTTGATCATGCCCGTGATCTCGGTCAGCGCGGGATCCATGGGGCCGTGAATGTCTGGGTTGTGCCTTGTCTCGATGTCGCTGACGGCATTCTTCAGACGACCAATGTTGGCCGTCGCCGTGTTGGTTGGATCGACAGAGCGATACAGCTGGGCGGTGCGCTCAGAGTAATTGTCCCACACCCGGTCCACATTCTCGCGCACGCGCTGTGCCGCGACGATCGGATCAACGTCGCGAGGGGCGCTGTTTTCGGCCGCCCTCAGCTGATTGGCGAGGTTAGTACGCTCGCTGTTCATCGCCGTCTGAAGCGCCATGGGATCGGCATCAGGTGCCGCCGATCGGCGCAGGGCGTCGATGATCGTCTCGTTGCGCTGCTTGTTGATGTAGGCGAGGTCGCCCGCGAACTCTGAAGTGGCGCGCGAAGAGCTCGACAGGTCATGCTGCATCCGGGCGAGGCCCGGATCGTTGACTGTCATGGCCGTGGTGCGCGGAGCTCCCAGAGGTGAACGCTCACCGCCGGCAAGGATGGCTGCCGTCGTTTCCTTCGGCGTCTCCATCGCCGCCGTCAGTTCCTTGCGGGCCAACCGCGTTGGATCGGTCTTGTAGGAACGGACAGCAGCTGCGGTGGGAATAGCGAGGCCTGCAATCAGGCCAAGCTCAGGGCTTCCACTGAGTTCCGTTGCTGCCGTGCCAAGCCCGCCGGCAAGAGCACCTACTCCCAGACCTTCGATAGCAGCGGCTTTTTTTGCTGCCGCTGCCATTGCGGCTGTTGGCGCTTTAGCACCGGCCCGTGTCATTGCGCCCAGAAGGCCGCCGGGACCAAACATACTGGTTGCTGTTTCGACGCCGCCCATCAGGGACTTACCGACGACACTATCGGGTTTGTATTCGCCAAGCTTGGGCGCGACCAGTTTTTGATAGATCTCCTCGCCGGTCGGGAAGATGGCTTGAATGCCCTTGTCTAGAATGTTGGTGGACTTGGACCGCCGGTCCATTTCCTCCTGCATGATCTGAGCTTGCGTCTTGTCAGAGAGCAGACTTTGAATGCCAGATACCGCGTAATCTGAGAACAATCCAATATCGCCAAGGAACCCCGGGATGTGCGACAGGCCCTTCAGCAGGGCGGTCGAGGCACCCTTGGTGATCGCTTGCCCTGCCGTTTCATCCGGCGTCGCTGTCAGCGGGCCAACATGCTCAGGCTTCGCCGGCCTCTCGCGTGGCTGCGGCACCGCAACGTCTGGAAGATCCATGTTCTGACGCTGTTGCGACTGCGGAACCGGAACGTCGGGAAGGTCCATCGCCATGTTACTGCCTCACCGGACGATAGGTCGGGCGACCATTCTCGCCTTCGACAACATCGACCACCACCGGCGTTGTGATCTTGCGACCCCACAGTCGGCTCGCTTCTTCCGGGCCCAGAGTACGACGCTGACCGATCTCGACGGGGCCGGTGACGCCAAGAACGGGCGTCTCGCGCACTGCATTTTTGTATATGCTGCCAAAGTCATTTTCCTTCTGGGACGCCCAGTAATCCATGAAGGCGCGACGATTGACCCAAGGCGTGTCATTGAGCTCGCGACCAAAATCCTTGGCGAATTTATCTTCGTAAGCCAAGCGCGCCTTGAGATCGGAGACGATCGACTGCATCGCTTCAGGCTGAAGATCTGCTTGAGGAACCGTAGCCATGGCCTGACCGAGCTTTTCGTTGGTCATGCCGCTTGAGCCCTTGTTGGCTCTATTCATGGCTTCCTGAATGGCCGACTTCAGGATGATTTGCGTTGCTCCCGGCTGCGCCATCATCGTGTCTGGAATGTTGAAGCCAACGCTCCTCAGTGCAGAAACAATCTGTCCTTTGGTTTCCGCCCACATACCGGGCTGGAAGTTGGTGAGGATTTCGCTGATCTTAGCCAACTGTTTTTTTGCCTGTTCGCGTTCGCCGCGAGCTTGGGCTTCGCCCTCCTGCCACTTCTCGTTCTGGGCGCGGTGGTTTTCCTGAGATTTGGCTTGCTGCCAACCCCTTGCAAACTCAACATCACCTTCAGCGTTGATGACCTGACCCGTCTGCTTGATGTTGTTCTCAAGCGCGTTGGCCTGATCGTAGTAGGTCTTCGCCAACTGAGGATCCATCGTGTTTGCCGCGAGGTCGCGGTAATAGTTGGGATCCGAGTCCTGTCGTACCGGCTTGCCGCTTTCCGTCACGCGATAGTTGGGCGCGACCTGAGGTGTGCGATATGGACGCTCTTTATCAAACGCCGGCTGCGGCACAGCAACCGCCGGCACCCCGGGACCACCCGGGCGCGTCTCGCCACCGCCAGCAGGAGCGCCGGCCGCCGGCATTCCGCCGGGAGCCCCGCCTTCCGGCTGCGCGCCAGCCTTGATGCCGCCGACAGCGCCACTGCGTGCGAGGATCATGTTCTGGATTTCGTTCAGGCGCGCGTCGTACTGACGCGCTGCCTGAGTTCCGCCCTGACGCAACGCAAGATCTCGCCGCTTGGTCATGTCGGCATAGAGCTTCTGAAGCTCTGCCATGACGGCGACATCAGTGTTCTGCTGGCTGATATCAGTCTGCTGTTGCGAGATGTCCTGACGACGGATGTCCTTAGCCAGATCACCATACGCCGTAGCGCCGGCATAGAGGCCCTTGCCAAGGTTGGGCAGCAAGTACGGCGAACCGCCGGCAAGCATGGCACCGATACCCGCAATGCCCGGGACGATCGTGCTCTCGCTGGTCAGCCAATCGGTGAAGGACCGCTCCGGTCGATTGGAGATGCCGACACCCATGGGCGTCTTGTAGCGCGTGAGATCAAGGCCGCCAGCCGGTGTTTCGGCAGGCTGTTGTGGCGTTGCATTGCCAAGGCCACCCTGCGGAGCATACGTCTGCACCGGCTTGATGAAGCGAGCCGTTCCGGTTGCAGGATCGATCTCGATGTTGCGCGCAATTGAGCCAAGCTTCTCGCCGTACCGGGGATCGGTGGCATAGCCGCTCTGCCCCATGGCGGCGATTTGAGCATCGAGGCCCTGAGCCTGCCGCGCCTTCTGATAGCGGGAGTTCTGATTGATGAAGTTGGCGTAATCCTGAACGCTCTCTTGCGGCGATTGGTAAGCGCGGAAACTTTCGCGCGTGCCGTACATGCCACGCGAGGGATCATATTCCTGCGTTTGCAGCTGCTGGCCGCCTTCGCGACCATGCGACTTGATGCCAAAGTAATTGTGGCCCGGGGCACCCTTGCCGTAACCAGTCTCAAGGGCCGATTGCGCGAGGATCAGGCGCGGGTCGAGGCCGGTCTGTTCAGCTGCCTTCAGGACATGCGGCGTCAGCGTGCCAAGGAAGTCATCCTGCTTGGGAGGCGCGACGCCGGTCGGATCGCCGCCATCAGCGTAACCGACGCGACCGCCGTCCTTCACGAAAGCGGAGCCAAGGTTGAGGCCAGCACCGATGAAGGGTCCAACGCCCGGAATGAAATTGGCAGCCATGCCAGCCACTTTCATAGCGGTGCTGGCGGTCTTGTCTTTGCCACCAGCACCGCCACCGCCGCCGCCGGGCGGGGGATTAAGGCCCGGCGTTTGCAGCTTCTCTTCCTTGTCGCCCTCTTCCAGAACCTGTTCCGGCACGATCGGGTTGGAAGCCTGACCGCCCGGGAGAGCGCCCATGCCACCAAAGGCAAGGCCGGCGCGGCCACCCGTCGCCAATCCGGCAGCGCCGGCAGCGATGTTGCCAAGAGCTTCGTTCTCAAGGCCCGACATCTTCACCTTGTCGGCAATCCAGTCATAGGCCTCGCCGGCACCCTTGATGCCCTTGCCGGCAGCGTCGATCGCGCTGGTGACATCGCCAAGGCCGCCGCCCTTGCTGCCCTGAGACGACGGCAGCTTGAGTTCAGGCGCGTTGAGCTTGTGTGGAGCTCCACCCTGCACCGGCGGCACGATGCCGGTAGCGCCGGGGCCACCAGCCCCGCCAGCGGCCCAAGGGGCTTGGCTGAACGTGCCCTGCATCATCTGAGATGGATCCGGCATGCCGCCGTCAGCGTACCCGGTGCGGGCTCCACCGTCCGCAGACGGCTTCTGTTCGCCGCCGCCAGTCAGGCCGCCCAGCCATCCGCGATCGGGAGCCCACTCTCCTCCCCTGCCGAGAAGGCCGCCGGTATCGGGCTCGCCTTTCGCGCCCTTGGACCCCAGCAAACCTTCCTTGCCCATCTTGTACAGGCCGGTCACAGCCTGCGCGCCCTGAGAGGCCTTCTGAAGGGCACCTAGCCCCTGTTCAAGCTCTGAGGGAAGGGGAGCCGGGGTAGAGAGGTTGGCCCGCATAAGCTGACGGGGAGCCGTTTGGCGCAGGGGCGGCATGTAACCGGACATACCCGTAGCCCCGTAGGGGTTACCGCCGCCGCCCGGCGTCGCCCGGGCACCCTGCGTCATCAACTGGTAGATCTGCTGGCTGTAGTCGGACGCCGCGCCGCCGGCGGCGAAACCAAGGCCGGCGCGCTCAGGCATGACGGCCCCGCCCTCAGAGGACGCTCCCAGAGCCCCTGCGAGGCCTCCTGAGTGCCTTTCGGCGTGGCGGGTAGCCAGATCATAGTCCACCGCCTTGATGCCCTCAGGCGTCTCGGAAACGGCCTCTGGATGGTGCTTCTCAACGTCCTGCGCCGACAGGCCGATATGGGACGTTCCCTTGGGCTCGTCCGCATACCGGAACTTGATGATCTTCTGGCCGTCGTGGGTGCGGCCGATCTCGACAATGTCTTCCTTGACCCGCTCGTCGGAAAAGAACGAGGTCGGCTGCGTCGTGACACCCGTAGTCGTGGAACCCGACAGGGCACCCGTGCCTTCGGCAATGTTCGCGAGGAACTGGGCAACCTGAAACGGGTAGCCCTGTTGCTGGAGAAACTGGTTGTACTTGGCCTGATTGAGGGCCTGCTGGGTCTGCTGTTCCAGCGTGCCGGCTCCCAGCAACCCCTGAGCGCCGGCAAGGCCGGTCTGGGTTGCGCCCTGACCAAGGCCGGAAAGGGTCTGGGCCAAGGTCGTTCCGTAGCCCAGTAGACCCTGCCCGAGCCCCTGTTGGGCCTGAGCGGCCTGCAAAGGCTGTTGGAAGGCCTGCTGGCCGATCGCCAGCGCCTGAGGGGCGAAGCCCGCCAAGGCGGCACGGTTGGCCTGCTGGGCCCCAAGCTGGACGCCCTGCTGTTGCTGCGCGGCCTGAAGGGCCTGCTGGTAGTTCTGCGAGCGCAGGCCGGCTTCCGTCTGGCCGGAAGCGAGCGCCTGCTGGCGCGCAAGGTTTGCGGCAGCAATCGCACCTCGATCGCCACCGAAGGCACCTCGCATCGCCTGCTGTCCCATCAACTGGGACTGTTCAGCCTGTTGCTGCTGGCGCAGGGAGGCCATCGTCGGCGCGATAACCTGTTCAAGGTACGGGTTCTGGAAAGCGCCAAGGTTCAGAGAAGCCGGGTTGACGGCCTGCGTGCCGCCAAGGCCGGCAAGCGTCGCCATGCCGGTGTACGGAGCGCCGGCGGCCTGTGCCAGATTGATGTTCTGTGCCGCCTGTCCGTAGAACGGGTAAGCCATGCCGGCGGCTTCGCCCAGAGCACCCGTGGCAGCCTGAAAGTAGGGTTGATACGCCATCGAGGCGTCGCCCATCTGCTGGATGGCTTGCTGCTGTGTGGCCGTGATCGGCGCAACGAACTCACCCTGATACGGCTGGAAGGGCTGGTTGGCAGCCTGTTCAGCGCGGGCATTGACCGCGTTGTATCGCGCCAGAACCTCAGGCGGGATCTGGACTTGCTGTGTCTGGTAAGTGGTGCCGCCGCTGCCACCCTTGCCGCCGCCAAAGACCGCGCCGCCCTGAGCAAGGCGGTTGTTATGAAGCTTCCACGGCCAAGGGCAGGCGGTTCGCATGTTCAGGCAGCCTTGTTTGTTACGCCGGTCTCGGCATTCACCAGCCAATAAGCGCCGGCAGGTTGACCAAAGATGCGCTCATAAAGACGCACCTTTCCTTCGGTTCGATGGTTCGACAGGATGCCGATCAGCAGCGGCATCTTCATCGTGCTGGCTGCCGTCTTGGCAAACTCGCAGAGCTTGCGAGCTCGACCGCCTTTGGCCGATCGATAGTCGGGATGCACGAACACGCCGCGCTCTTCCAGAACAACCGCGTCGCTGTACCAGAGACGGCACGTTCTCAGGAGGATGCCGCCCTCAAATTGTTGTCCGGGTTCTCCGATCACGCCGCAGATGCCGCCGTCGAGGTGAAGAGCGGGCCAGACTTCGTGAAGAAGCTTTTCCGGGTCTGGCTTCACGAAGGCATTTTCTTCGCTACCGAGAAGACAGAGATCCATGAAGCCATGGACATCTTCAGGTGTCGCAACACGCACGGTGATATCGCTCATAGGCTCCTCTCCTAATTGCGTTTGGGCCCGGGCAGGGCGGAAAGCGTCTTGATGGTCTTGGCGCGCATGCGCTTCACGAACTCATCAAGGATCTTGTGGCCGTCATCCATGTTGCCTTCGCCAATGCGAACGACATCCTCAGGATGAATGACGTACTCGCCGCCTGCCGCGACGATCGGAACTGTGGCTTCGCCGCCGCCGGCCTTGTGCGGCATGGGAGCGTCATAGGGCGACGGATCTGGATCGTAGGGCTGTTCGCCCTCGACGCCGTAGGGCTGTAGGGCCTGCTGGTAGACCTGACCGGATCCCGGCTTGCCCTTGTTGCCGTAGAACGGGGCGCTGAAAATGCCCTTGGCGACCTTGAAGCCAGCCGCCGTGTTGCCTTCTCCCATGGCTGAAATGATGTCAGCCGGGATGACGTAGGCCCCGCTGGGAACGTGCATGGGGAGGTGATCGGTGCGGCCGGCAACGGCACTGTTGATCGGGCCGGTGTGAACCTTGCCGCCGGTGGCGCGAGCCTTCCGGGCCGTATTGAGCGCCGCCGCGATCGCCTGATCGCGCGGGTGACCAGCGTGGATCATCTCGCGAATGTTCGCGCCGATCGTGGCTTGCGAGGAACCGCGCTTCAGGGGCAATTCAGTACTCCGGGTGGCGGCTAATAATACCTTACGTCAGGTTCTCCAAGAAGGTGACAGGATGTCATCCGATGCGCCATACAACCCCGTCACTATAGACAGGTACGTTGTTCGCACCGCCGCCAACCACAGCCGATGCAAACGTGGTCGCCGTAGCGTCTGTCACGAATGCCCGCGCGCCGGCACCCGCCGTGACCGCTGAAGGAAGGCCAGCTACCAGCACCGGCGTGACTTTGATGTAACTCGTGAAGGTTGGCCCATCCGTCGCCACAAGCGACGACGAGATGGCCTGCACGATCCGATTTATGGCAACGACGCCGTTCTTTTGCGTTGTCAGGATATCGTCAAGTGAAGCCATTAGAACCTGCCTGCCGCAGACAGCCGGTATCGAGGAGCGCCAATGCGCCAGAACGTATCGATGTCGTTGCTCTCAAACTTGATCGACACAAGGCGACCGCGCAGGCGCGGCGTGATGTACTGGGTTGCTTGCGTCAGCGTGTAGGGGCCATGAACCCTCGGCGTCTGCCCCGGATAGTCGGCAACGTAGAAGGTCATCAGCAGCGAGGCGTTCTGCGCGCTGCCGTAGTAACCCCATTTGAAGTCGGGCCACACTTGATCGATGAATGACAGCAGGTCGCCGTCCTGAATGGTGAAGTAGCCTGTTTGGAAACTGGCGACGAGAGGTTGGCCGTCAGCGTTGGGCGATGTCTCGTGTTGGAAAATCAAACCAGTCTCGGAACCGCCGATCGGCGGCCCAAGGACTGACTGGTTGATCCAAGCCGTGCGAGAAAGGTATCCGAAATCCCAGCCGCCGGTGCTGACGGAATACTTCACATAGGCATTGATCTCGCCGCCGCTTGATTGCGTCGGGAAGAACCAAGAGATCTCGTTGAAGCGTGAATTGGGTGCCGCCCGGATCCGATCGACTTGCGTCGTGTCGAGCTCCTGAAAAACGAAGTCCCACACCGTGCAGGGCAGGTCGCGCACGCCATCGCCGGCGTACATGAAAAATTGCGATTGCCCCATCCAGAAGACGACGTTGTTCAGAACGGCCATGGCTTTCTTGCCGATCAAGCCACACCCGACTGCAATCTCGTTGAAATTGTAAACGTCGGGCAGGTTGACGTATTGCATCGACCAGAGAGCAAGGTCGGTCCAGATGAGGCCCTGTTGTGGACCTTGAATGCCACCAACAATGCGGCTGCCCTTGGTCAGGCGGTATGATCCGGCTTGATTGGTTGGCAGCCCAATCCATTGATTGAAATTGTTGAGATCGCACCACCGGATCAAGAGATGATCTTGAACGCCGGTGAACGTCGATCCCAGAGCCACGATCTGCCTCTGCGGCATCGCAAGGAAGATGCTGTGGTTGGAGATCGGCGCTTGCGGGATGATCTGGGCATTCTGCAAACTGATGGTGGGCGACCACTGATAGATTGGGCCGCCGGGCTCAATGTCGAAGTCCAGAAGGGAAGACCCATCAGGGCTTGCGATCAGGATTTCACCCCAATTGTCGAGCGACCAATCCGTGGCTTCAACCGGAAAACCTGTGGCAGCCACGGGAGCCAAGCCAGTAGAATATCCGCCAACCGAATAGCCATTTGTCGAATAGCCGCTTCCGGCCGGAAGCGGGCCATAGCTGACATAATAGATATAGCGAGCATTGCCGCCATTGATAAAGGCAGACGTTGTCGATGAGGCGTTTTGGGACGCCTGAATGGTAAAAGTGTTAGCCGTTGGAACGGTCTGAACAGTGTAAGTGCCGGTCAGCGTTACGCCACCGACCACAGTCTCGATCAGGACAGGATAAGTTTCGCCAACCAAGAAACCATGATCGTTCAACGTAACGGTCACGATCGAAGTGCCACTTGTCGTGTCGAACTTGGCGACAGAGCCACCATTCGCAACAGTGGCCGTAGCAAGAGCCGGATTACCCAAAATATCAAGCGCGTTGATCTGGTACGTTGTTGAAGACGCAGCAATGCAGGGATACAGGCCAAACAGGATCAGGCCGCCGACACTGATGTGAGCCGGGATGAAGACGGCATCGTAATCCGTGATGTTACTTCCGCTGCTGCCAACTGTGCCAGCAACGGTTTGAGAACCTGTCGTGGTATTACTGTAGGACACAGAACCAGCTGACGATGCCGTCACGGTGGCAGTGCCGTTGTAACCAGCAGGCGTCACGCCTGCGACGACAACCGTGCCGCCAACCGGAAAGACATGCGTTCCGGCGTAAGTGATCGTTGCCGTCGTTCCATTGCCTGAAGCCCCGGTGGTTGCCGCGCTGAAACCCGGATCCCCAATGGTGACGGTGCTGGTGGCGATCGTGGTCGAGCAATCCACGGCGGGATTGTTTTCAAATACCTGAGGCGTGATATCCCGCGCAGTCCCGTCATTGATGACGTACAAACCGCCTTGCGTTACGCCTGAACAGCCAACAGCCAAATAGTCGTTGGTCAGGTTGTCGCGCCAAGCCCACAGTGCCCTTGGAACGCCCGAAAAGGCGGACGGATAGAACCGCGTCCACCCACCAAGCTTCTGCACTAGGCCAAGGTTCTCGCGGTCCTTGATGAAACGCACCAGCTGGGTCGAACTGACCGCAGCCTCGTTCAGAGCCGGCGTCCTGTTGGTATCGACGGTAGGGATGATTTTGAGGGTGGCGTGCATGCCTTACCCCCGCGTCGGCGTGGCAGCGACAGCCGGCGACATCGATGTCCAGCCACCGGCTTCAAACTTCTTTCGGTATTCCTCGACCAGCGCCGCTGCCTTGAGCTTCTCATACTGGCTTTCCCAATTGACCGGCATCTGCGGGTCGTTGGGCTGGCTGGTTGAGAGCGCAAAGTCGCGCTGATAGCCGCTGATGAATACCATCGACGCCGCGAGGAACAGGTCGGGCAGGTAAAGACTGATGAACGTCGTCTGGTTGGACGACGACAGGCTGTCAGGCCGCACGGTGCCGACGATCTCGGCGGCGTAATTCTGATCAGGCCAAGGGCCGATCAGGGCCGTGTTCTGGTTCAGCATTGCCATGTACGCAGGCACGCCAATCACAGTCGGAGACGGATACACGGTGTCGAGCCAGAATTTGGTGACCGGCAACAGGGTCACGCGAGAACCAGCATTGGGATCCGATACGCCAACGGGAGTGATGACGTTGATTTCCTGCAACGTCACGAACTGGGACATAGGCCACGAAATCTGCCGGCTGCCCACAGCGCACGAAAAACCGGGCACGGCACTGACCGTCGAAAGCAGATCCAGATCGCGGTAGATCCGGTTCTCGGCGTAGGTGATGCACTGCGGCAGATTGGTCACAAAATTGGTGTCGGTTGTTTCAACAACCGCGAGGTTCGCGAGTTCCGTGACGTACTGCGAGTAGGTCAGGCCTGTCGTCATTTACTGGCTACTCCCTTGACCTTCTCAAAAGACCGCAGCGCGCCTAGACCAAGCATACCGATCAGCAACTGCCACAAGTTGTCGTCCAACTTGGGCGCGTTCAGGAGCCGCGTGACCGCCTCCTCGCTGAAGAACGAGGCAACGTAGACCGCAAGCGGAAAGAACAGGTACTGGTAGAATAGCGCCGCGCCGCATATCCAGCCGATGAACGGACGCCAGCCCGCCACGAACACGTTCGGGTTCTGGGCCTCTGCCTCGTTGACCTTTAGCTGCGACAGGTCAGCCGCCTGCAACGCCGACAGAAGCTGTAGCGAGAAAGCGTTGCGTGCGGCGGGATCGGGGATCAGCTTGTCTAGGACAGGCCCCATCGCGCCGAGGATGGCTGCGACGATGCCGCCCATCAGCCGACCCCTGCCAGTTGCATGCCTTCCGCGATCTCGTTGCCGGTGTACGGCATGCCGGCACACTCAACCCGGATAATGGCGTCAATCAAGAGCGCCATGACCTCAGGATTGCGGATGTCGATATCGTCCGTAGGCGTGACGCCAAGGCGGCGTGAAACGCTTGCTATATATGATCCGGTGTTGTTCTCGTTGGGAGGTGCCCAGCGATTAATGTAATCTTGCACAGAACGGCAGCCCAGCCGATCGTGATAGGCCAGTAGGTTCTTGGTCATGGCGCGGATGCCGTAGACCGCAGATTTGAAAACGCAGAACCGACCGTGTGTGAGCTCTTGGCGTTGCATGTCGTTCTGGCACTGAGCGACATCTCGGATTTCGCCATTCCACGGCGGTTCCGAGCGGTCCATATTGCCCGGATTGTTGTTCAGGTAACCACGAGTCTGAGACGGTTCGATCATGGCTTGTCCGCCTTATCGTCCATCTTGTCGGAGATGCGCTGGAGCATGTTCTCGATGCGCTTCATGGTGTCCGAGAACTCGGTCTTGCTGACGTAGGTCGTCGGCAGATCGACCTCCAGCGCGTGAACGTCGCGCTGCAACGCCTTGACCGCGTCCCATACCTGACGCGCGAACCAGCCCAAGGTCGCCAGCACGGCGGCCAAGGTGACGTTGATCAGGGTCTGCGCGTCAAGCATGGTCGTCTCTAGTTTGCGGCTTCGACCTGCGGCGGCGGCACGAACTGCGCGTCACCCTGCGCCTTGATCTTGCCGATCAGGGCGGCGACCTCGCCAAACGGGCGCTGCCCGAGGGCGTTCAGGACGTAGTTCACTTCGCCAGCCGTCAGGTCCAGCTTGATCGGCTGGTCGAGCGGGTTCACGGTTTCATCTGCCATTTTGTCCTCCTCAAGGTTGATGGCGGTTTACTATGCCACAGCCGCTTCCGCCGGAATAGACGCCCACGGCAGGGGCGGCGTCAGCAGGGCAAGCTGGCCGCTGATAGCGGTCTGGTAGGACTGCGTCTGTTCCGGCGTCCACGCCGCCAGCACCCATCCAGCGACCTGTTCCTGCGTCAGATCGGCGTATGGCGTGAAGGGTCCGTCAGAGGCATAGGCGATGGGCGTGGTGCCGCCAAACGCGGCGGTGCTGGTTGCGTCGCTGCCGACGTAGGCCCAATGGACGAGGTAGACCACATCCGTCTGGCCCGCCTCTTGCGGCACGCAGTCCATCTGGGTGACGTTGAGAGTGTAGGTAACGGCCATGGTCACTCCTTCGGGAACTTGATGTTGCGGACTTCATCGACAGTCGTGGCGGCGGCGACATCCGTTCGCGCGGCCTCAAGTTCAGCCATCCAAGTGGCGTCATCCGGCACGTTCGGAATACCCAGAGCGTCGTTTGCCTGACGCTGTTGGAGTTGGGTACGCGCTATGGTGTTGATCTGGCTGGTGCGAAGCGTCTTGGCCGCGTCCAGTTCTACCACTACCTTGCCGTCCTTGATCGTCCATGCGTTGAACAGAACGTCGTCAAGCGGCGGCAGTTCCGACAGGTCAACGATCAGCGCCCCCTGCGGGCAGTCCTTCGCCAGCACTTCCTCAATCGGAATTTCGCCGGAAGGGATGCAGACCGAGACGTTGCCGGTGCCGTTCGTGTAGATGATGACTTGCGACATGGGATCACCAATAAGCGACGGCGTTGACGGGGTTGCCTGATTGATAAGCCTGCGTCAGCGTGTTGGCGCAGTAGACCGAAAAAGAAGATGTCGTGGCTGCGTTCCAATCCACGCCAGTAAACAGACCGGGGCCGCCGTATCCCGACGCAATCTTGGCGTAGTTCGCAGACGGGGCGGCGGTGGTCAGGTTCACCGTGTACTGCCCCGCGCTGTTTACCGTGACACTGGACACGTTCAGAGATGCGGTAACAGCGCCGCTGCTTCCGTTGAAGTAGACCCACGCGCGGGCCATCGCGAGCGGGGCGGAACCGGATGGCGATGAGAGGGCGGCAGAACCAAACGTAGCCGTGCCGCTGATCGTGGGCGTGGTCACGGTCGGCACCCCGGTCGCGCTGATCGAGATGCCGGTGTTGCCGCCGCCTTGTAGGTTGAGGATGCCGCTAGCATCCGCCGTCGTGACGACGCCGCTGGATGTGCCGGTGGAATTGATCGTGGAAGCCATTAGCCGCCGACCTCCGTGATCGTTATGTTTGAAACGAAGACGCCGCCCATTCTTGCTGTGCTGGCGACCCCATTAAACGTGATTACACCGCCACCGTCTGCCCCGGCGCGCACCTTGAACGTCGTGGATGATGTAGTGCCACTGGTCATGCTGTAGAGGAAGCGAAGCGTGTTCACGCCGCTGCCCGTTGCGTTGTTGCAGCAGGCCGCCGCAAGCGCGTTTGCCGTAGTGTCTTGAAACAGGGCGGCAGTTATTGTTTGGCTAACGGTTCCGGTGGCTCCGATCCAAGTAACATCTATCAAGAGGCGGCTGGTTGCGCTCTTGGGTGTGATGGAAAGCGACATAAATTGATCGCCTTCCGTGTTCTGCGGGATCGTGTTGTCGAAAGGTATGCTCGCGCCAGAACCCGTCGCCATTGTTCCAGTAAACGTGCTGACGACCTGCCGCACCGCCTGCGACTGAACCGCCACTGTGTCAGTGGCCGCTGGCATGGTTAGCGTGTTTGTTCCGGCGGTTGCGGGCGCGACAATCTGGATGGTGCCGCTACTAGAGCCGGTCAGCGTGACGCTGCCCGTGCCGGGAGTCGTTACGCCAGCGGTGCCGTCTACGATGGTGGTCATCCGCCAATCTCCGTAATGACGATGGACGAGGCGTTCACGCCGCCCAGAGTCCGCGCGCCCGCGCGTCCGTTAAAGGTTGTCGTTCCGCTGGTTCCGCCAGCGCGCACCTTGAATGTCGTCGCGCTGGTGGTGCCGCTGGTCATCACATACTTAAAATTGATGGCAAGCATAGTTTGGCCGCCTGTAATCACTTCTGAAGAAGCGGCGGCAAGCGCGTTGGCCGTCGTGTCCTGAAACAACGCTGCGGTCATCTGGACGTTGACAGAGGAAGACCCAACCCAAACAACGTCGATGACCAGCTTGCTGGTGGATGACTTCGGCGTAATCGCCAGAGTCATGTACTGGTCGCCTTCGGTGTTCTGAGGGATTGTGTCGTCGTAAGGAATTGCGGTTGTGCCGGTTGTCACCGCTCCCGTGATCGTGCTGACAACTTGGCGAGCGGCCTGCGATTGAACCGCAAACGTGTCCGTCGCGGCAGGCAGCGTCAGCGTATTGCTACCCGCAACAGCCGGGGCCTGCAATGTAATGGTGCCGCTGGTATCACCGGCAATGACGACGCTGCTCATAGGACCACCCACCGGGAGCCAGAGGAAACCGTGACGGACTGACCGGACGCCACCGTGATGGGACCGGCGCTCATGCCGCTGGAACCGGCGGCGATTGTGTAGCTCGCGCTGACCGTCTGGCTGTTGACGTAGATGCCGTTGCTGGCATTGAACTGCGGCGCGGCAGGAGTGCCGGTGAATGTCGGGGACGCCGACAGCACCACCGAGCCAGCCGTGCCGGTGGTAGACAGGTTCCCAAGCGTCCCCGCATTGTTGTACAGGATGTAGCCGCTGGTTCCGCTGCCGACCGTAGTAGTGCCAACCGTGATGGCTGACGCCGATGCGGTGATTGTCGCGCTGCCACCAAGAGACACCGAGGTGCCGTTGATCGTGACAGACGAATTGGTCAGCGACGAGTTACCAATGTTGGTCAGCGTGTTGGTGCTGCCGCTGATCGACTTGTTGGTAAACGTGTCGGTCGTAGCTTTACCAACCAACGTATCGGTCGCGGCGGGAAGCGTCAGCGTATTGCTACCAGCAACCGCTGTAGCGACAAGACCGATGGTTCCGCTAGTCGCGCCTGCAAGCGTGGGCGTGCCGGTGAAAGCAGGCGAGCCAGTCAGAACTACAGACCCTGTGCCGCTGGTCGTGTACTCGCCCAGCAAGCCGCCGTTGTCGTACAGAACGCGCCCAGTAGAGCCGCCCGTAATGGCAGTGGTGCCGACAACAAGCGAGGAGTTGTTGACGCCAGCGACAGAGAACGTCCACGCGGCGTAGGTGCCGCTGCCGCCGACCGCATCGACGTTGACCGTCAGGCTGGTGCTGCTGAAGGCCGTGATGATACCTTCCATCCAGTTGGACGGCGTCGTCGTGTAGGCCACACGCACGCGGGTGCCGACCGTGAAGGCCGACGAGGTGGACGGCGTCGAGACAGTGAACGTCTTGCTGCCGGTTCCGATCAGCGTTGAGGTCGTGCTGGTCAGGTTGTAGTAGCCAATGCCGATCTGAGGCTGGCTCGTGACAACTGCGATGACGCCGGGGATCACTGGCGTGACCGGCGATGTGCCCGCAGGATATGTGTGGATGTAAACCTGAGTGCTCTGCGTGGCCCACATGACCTCGATGTAGTCGCCCGCCGCCAGCGTGATCGTGAACGGTATGTTGGCAATCAGGTTGCCGTTGGTGCCACCGTGCGAGTTAGGAACAGAAAACTGGCTGTTGCTGTTGGTGACGTCGCTGCCGTTCTTGCGGAACCAGACATCGACATCATGTATCTGGGCGTCAGTGTTGACGAACTGGATCGACGGAATGAACGTGTAGGTGCCCGCGTTCGCCACCGTGATGCGCGACAGGTAACTGCCGTTGGTGACAACGCTGACGCCGTTTGCTTCTACCGACGAGCCAATACGGATCGCGTAAGCAGTCGTTGTGTTGGCCGCTGTCTGATCAGCGCCCGCATCGTAGAGTGCCGCGTAGTAGCCCGTGGAGCCGACGCCGCTGTTGCTGATCGTCGTCCACGCCGGAGTTCCTGCGCCCGTGCTTTGCAGATACTGCCCAGCGGTGCCCGCCGCCGTAAAACCATAGGCCGTGCCAGTGCCATACCCGACGCCGCCAGCAGTCGGCGTGGCCGTGCTGTTGGTTCCGCCGCTGGCGATGGGCAGAGTTCCGGTCGTAAGCGCCGAGGTGCTGGTGGCGTAAACCGCGCCGCCAGACGTAAATGAAGTGAGGCCCGTGCCGCCGTTTGTCGTGGCAAGCGTACCGGCGAGCGTGATCGCGCCGGTCGTGGCAACCGCAGGCGTCAGGCCCGTCGTGCCGCCGCTGAAGCTGGTGACGCCGCCGGTAGACGCCGCCCACGTTGCCGTCGTGCCGTTCGACGTAAGGACGTAGCCGTTCGCCCCAATGCCCAGCCGTGTGGCGCTACCCGCGCCGTTGCCGATGATCAGGTCGCCGGTCGAAGTGATGGGCGAGAGCGCGTTGAACGCCGCCGACGCCGTCGTCTGGCCCGTGCCGCCGTTGATGATGGCGAGCGTGCCGCCAAGCGTCACGGCACCCGTGGTCGGAGAGGACGGCGTCAGGCCGGTGGTTCCGGCGCTGAAGCTGGTGACGCCGCCGGTAGACGCCGCCCAAGTCGGCAGGCCGCCCGCAACGGTAAGAACCTGACCGGCAGACCCGATACCCAGCTTGGACAGCGTATTGGATGCGCTGGCATAAAGGATATCGCCAACCGTGTAGGTCGTGATGCCGGTGCCGCCGTTGCCGACCGGGAGCGTGCCGGTGACGCCCGTCGTCAGGGGCAAGCCGGTGGCGTTCGTAAGAGTGCCACTAGACGGCGTGCCGAGCGCGCCGCCGTTGACGACAAACGATCCCGCCGTGCCGACATTGGTGCCAAGCGCCACCGCAACGCCAGTGCCGAAACCGCTGATGCCGGTGCTGACCGGCAGTCCGGTGGCGTTCGTGAGCGTGACTGAAGCCGGTGTGCCGAGCGTCGGCGTCACCAGAACCGGCGACGTAGACAGGACCACGTTGCCGGTGCCGGTCGTCGTGTACTCGCCCAAAACGCCGCTGTTGTCGTACAGCACCCGCCCCGACGTACCGCCTGTTACCAGCGTCGTGCCGACCGCGATGGAGGACGCAGCAATCGTCGGAACCGTCCAGCTAGTGTTGGTTCCGTCCGTCGTCAGGAACTTGCCGCTCTGGCCCGTTTGGCTGGGCGCGAGTGCATTGAAAGCTGCCGTAGCCGTCGTCTGGCCCGTGCCGCCGCTGGCAATCGGAAGGGCCGACACCCACTGCGGCGCGCTGCCGGTCGAGGTCAGGACGTAGTTCGCGCCGCCAATGCCCAGCGTCGTCCAGACCGTGGCGTTGCGATACAGCAGGCTGCCGTTGGCGGTGCCAAGAGTGTCGAGAACTGCCGTGACGGTAACATCGCTGGGCGAAGCGGGGCTGCCGCCAAGGTTGCCCTTGAGGGTGTTGGCCGCCATCGAGGCGAGGTAGGTGTTCGTGACGCCCGCCGCCGCCAGCCCGATGGTGCCAGTCGAGGTGATCGTGCCGCCCGTGATCGGCGCGCTGGTGGCAATACTAGAGACACCCGGAGCCGGATAGGTGGAGTTAATGTACGTCCCAAGCTGGGCCGCCGTGACGCGGACAGACGTACCGGACTGCACCGCCTCAAACTGTTCAGTACCGTTCAGCGCGACAGCGACCGGCAAATTTGGGATCTGGACGTTGCTCATGTAAGCGGACCCGTCTTCGGAACTTCGGTGTTGTCGTAGGGCAAGCCGGGGTCGGCATTGCCCGGCGCGTTCGGATCGGTACCGGGCTGCTGGTTCAGACCACCCTTTGGCTCGCCAGTTTGTTGCGGGACGCGAGTGTTGTTGTTTTCAGTGATGCGAACAACATCGCCCGGAACCGGGATGCCGGTGAAGAAGTCGGTCGTGTTCTGGCCGCTGGTTGTGCGCTGCGTCGTGGAAGCCGCAACAAAATCCTGCACACGCGGGTTCATAATTGGAACCGGATCGGCTGGGATCACGATGGCGCGCAATTGCTGTTGCTGATCATCGTTGCAAATGTTGCAGACAAGGACGCGCGTGTTCTGGAGCGTCGCACCACGCCAGTCGAACTGCCATTGAAGGTCGATGTGATTGTAGCGAAAGCCGCAACGGTCGCAGATGGCATGCGCCCGTGGTCCTGAGGGGCTAGTCCTCGCTCGTCCTGACCTTGAAGAATAGCCCATGGATCACCTCACGGCCTGTAATAGCCGAAAATCTGTGGGCTGATGAATTGCGACGCCTGCTCGATGTTCTGTTCGGCGGCAATTTTGTACGTTTCGTCGGCAGCCGCCTTGAGGCCGGCGGCCATAGACGGGTTCCAGACTTTGGCAAGACGGTATGCCAATCCATCAGCAAACGCTTCAAGCCACAGGTACGGAATGTCGATTGTCTGGGCGTTCGCCATGTTGGCATCTTGCAGGCGTCGCACCCGGTAATATTTGAGCGCAGAAGTGCTCCCGCCATCCGGCACCGGCCACAGCGTGACAGTCGGGTTGATCAAGCGATCGAACCAATAAACGGTTGGGAAGCCCTGCTGTTCCTTGTTGGGGTAGGTAGCATATTCCGATCGGCTGACCGGCAAGATGATGCGGTCAATGTTGGACCCGCTCTGGGGTGTCACCATGTAGGCATCGAGGATCATCACGGTGTTGCTGTCCACCGCATAGGTCGAGACACCCTGAGTGACCGGCGTCGTCACAAGATCTACAGCCCACAGGTTCACTCCCATGTTCGACCAAGTCGAAAGCATGAGATTGGTCGCTACACGAGCACTTTGCATGTGCTCTTGCGTAAGCGACGTATTCCTCAACTGGCAAAGATTGAATGCAAAAAGCGTCAACTCGCCAAGGGAAGGATCAAAAGTATAGGTGCCGCTAGTCGTCACCGCAGCCCAGCCTGCACCACATACAAGGTGACGGTGCCAGCACCCGCCGTGACGTTGATGGATATGGCTCGCGCCGGGATAGTCATCGCCTGAGCGCCGGAAGCCGACAATCCCGAAAATCCAGTGGGCGCATTCCACACGGTCGGCGTGGCATCCATCGCATCCTGCGGAGTGATCTCAAAGCTGAACGTGGCCGTTCCCGTAACGATGTAGTGCAAACCGACGTTATACGGGTTGGTGAAGTTATCGAGCGCAACAACCGTGCTTCGGCCAACGCCCGTCTGGGAAACGGAAATCGGGGTCATTACTTGCCTTTCGTGTGACCAAGCCGGGAGGCCGTCACATTATCTACCAGATTAGGATAGGGGCGGCCAGCAATGCGCGCCTTCGCCTTCGCGATCTTAACGCCTTTAGCACTAAGATGCTTTTCTTTGTGATCGGACGACGGGAGTTTCTCCCAGAACTTCTTGCGCTCAGTCATGTCAGCACTTCACATCCCATTTCTTCAACGCCAGATTGATCCGGCTGTTGGGGTCATGTGCAGTCTTGGCCGACGTAAGACGCTTTTTCATTCCGCACATTCTGGCCCTGAAATTATCGCGGCGCTCGGCGGATGCGGAAGAATGTGCAGCCTGCTCGCGGGACACGGGCGGCTTGATGTTGTGGCCTTCGGCCTTGAGCGAAGCGCGTCCCTTGGCGTTCAGACCGCCTTCAGGGTTTTTACCTTCCTTGCGCGTCCAAGCACCCGACATACGGGCCTCCTCAAAAGAAGTGACGGGGGCCGAAGCCCCCGTCTTCGACTTACCTAGTCGATATCGACCGTGTGACGCCCTTTGGCCGGGGTGCCGGCATGGGCCGACGACAGCGGGTTCATGTTTGAACCAGCGCGGCCACCGCTCTTGCGCGGCTTGCGGCCAGCATGATGCTTGGCAGCCATGCCGTGCATCTTGACGGTCTTGCCGCCGCGCTTGCGCGCCTTAGCCGCGTCCGTGACTTCGTCACCACCCTCAGCCGTATACGACTTCGGGTTCATGGCGAGATCCTGTTTGTACTCGGCAACGCCGCCGGCCTCGCGCTTCCTTCGGTGATGAGCCTTCATTTCAAGGCCTCCTTATCAAACGACGTTGATGCCCTGAATGTAGCATACGGTCAGTACGCCCACGCCAGAGCCAGTGTTGGTGGAAGTGACAAACAACTGAACGTCGGTGTTTCCAACGTCGTTCCAGTTATTGATCTGGGCCAGTGCAGTGCCGGGAGACACTACGATCTGGCCGCGCGCACTGGCCGTAACAGCGCCGGCGGCAGTGAAAGCCGTCGCAGACGCCGTGGTGCCAATGCCACAAGTCGAAGCCGCTCCGGTCCAAGCCGTCGTCACCATCAGGTAGATAGCGGTGATCTGGCTCTGAGCCGGAATGGTGATCGCACAACCACCAGCAGCCTGAGTGATGACGGCGCTCTGCGCCGCCGTCAGGTAGCCAATGTTCTGGGTGGCGTTCGTAACATTGCCAACACCGGCAAGATTGCCGGTGCCGTCGCTGTTAAAGATCGTCCCAGCCAACACCGGCCCCGTCAGGGTGGTGCCAACGGTGATCGGGCTGCCATTCGGGTTGGGCGACTGTCCGGGCTGGATGTCGCTGATAACCGTAGCCATCAGGGGTGTCCTTTCCTAGTTGTTAGGAGGTCGGGAACGAACCCCAGATCGAGCGCCAGTTGTAGTACCCAAACGAGTA